GGCCAAGCGCGACGGCTTCCGCCGCGCCGGCCGCGCTTGGCCGGCCGAGCCGACCGTGGTGGAGATCGACGACTTCACCGGAGAGCAGGTGAGCGATCTGCTCGCCGAGACCCAACTGGTTGTCACGCCCTCCGTGGGCGATCCGGCCGACAAGAAATAAGGCTCAAGCCAGGCCATGACTTACGCCACCGCCACCGAACTGCTCGACCGCTTCGACGCCGAAGAGATCGCGCAGCGTGCCGACCGTGGAACGCCCCGGCTGGTCACCGCCGCGCTGATGCGCGCGGCGGCGGCTGGCGAAAATCTTTCCGGCTGGACGGCGGGGGAACAAGCGGCGGCAGCGGAGGCCCTGGTGCGCATCAACCAGGCGCTGGCCGACGCCGACAATACCATCGACGGTTATGTGGCGGTGCGCCACGCCGTGCCGCTGGCCAGCCCGCCGCTGGTGGTCAAGCGCCTGGCGTGCGACCTCGCCCGCTACTTCCTCTACGACGACCAGGCCACCGAGACGGTCCAGAAGCGCTACGACATCGCCGAGCGGTTCTTCCGCGATGTCGGCGCCGGCAAGGTGTCGCTCGGGCCCGATCTCGGCGCAGCCAGCCAGCCTGCCGGCGGCACGGTCGAGATCGGCTCGGGCGGCAACGTCTTCAACCGCAAGGACACGGGGTTCATCTGATGGACTTCGAGGTCAAGGTCGAAGACGCCCGTATCCGCGCCGAGCTGCTGCGGCTGCTGGCATTCGGCCGCAACCCGGCGCCGGCCATGCGCGAGATCGCCACGCTGGGCGAGGGTTCCACCAGGCTGCGCTTCCGCACCGAGACTGGCCCGGACGGCCGGCGCTGGAAGCCGAGCTTGCGCGCGCAGATCCACGGCGGCCGCACGCTCACCAAAGACGGCCACCTGGCCGGCTCGGTCAGCTCCGGCTACGGCAAGGACTTCGCCGAGTGGGGCCTCAACCGCATCTATGCGGCCATCCACCAGTTCGGCGGCGAGATCCGCGCCAAGGGTGCCGGGGCGCTGCGCTTCAAGCTGGCCTCGGGGGCTTTCGCCACTGTGCAGAAGGTGCTCATCCCGGCCCGCCCGTCGCTGGGCGTGTCGGATGACGACGCCGGCGACATCCTGAACATCCTGCAGCGGCGCATCGAGGGGACGGCGGCGTGATAACCGAAGCCGAGAACGCATTCATCGCCCTCGTTAAAGATGCCCCGGTCGGCGACAAGCTGCGCCTGGTCGAGAGCCTGCCCGACCTGGAGGGCGAGAGCCTGGTCAAGCGCTTCGGCGCCGACGCGCCGGCCGTGTATGTCGTCGCCGCCTCGTTCCCGGTCAAGGATCGCGCCGCCAGGCTTCGCTTCGGCCTGGTGTGCGTCGCACGCAACAGCCGGGGGCATGCCGCCGCCAGGCAGGGCGACGGAAAGCTCATCGGCCTCTACGAGATCATGGAGACCGTTGCCGGCCTGATCGACGGCGCAATCATCGCCGGCGGCAGCTGGCGGGTCACGTCCGGCGACTTCGTCGTCGACGAGAAGCTCTACCAGGCGGGCGTCTACGCCGGCGTGGTCCAGGCCGAAATGGACGGCGAATGCACGCTGCCTAATCCGCTCGACACTGCCGCCCTGGCGCTCTTCAAGACCTTCCGCGCCAGCTACGACATCGATCCGCACGAAAGCGCCGCCGAGCACGTCAAGTGGGCCGGCGATCCGCCCGACCACGCCACCTCGGCGCCCGAGGTGTCCGAGACCGTAACCATTCAACCGTAGGAGGCCAGCACATGCCGCAAGTCAAAGCCACGCCGATCAACGGCGCCCGCGTCCGCAAGCCGGACGGCGCCATCCTCAACGCCGCCGGCGAGCCGGTCGAGCGCACCTCGTTCTGGCTTCGCCGCGAGAAGGACGGTGACGTGAAGCTCGAAGCGATCGCCGCCCAGGAGCCGGCTGCGGAAGCCGTCGTCAAGCCCATCAAAAAGTAACGCGAACCCGCCACAGGAGGCACCATGCCCGACAACATTACGTTCATGACGATCCCCACGGACTGGCGCATCCCAGGCGCCTGGCTGGAGATCGACCACACCAAAGCCGTGCGCGGGCTGCCGAACATGCCGCGCCGCGTCCTGCTGCTCGGCCAGCGTCTGGCCGCAGGCAGCGTCGCCGAAGGCGTGCTGACGCGCGTCTCGCGCGAGGCCGACGGCGTCAACTACTTCGGGCGCGGCTCGATGCTGGCGCAGATGATTCCGGCCGTGCTCAAGGTGCACCCGACTGCCGATCTGTGGGCGCTTGCGCTCGACGACCTGGTCGCCGGCGTTGCGGCTACTGGGACCATCACCTTCGGCGGATCTCCGACCGAGGCCGGCACGCTCAACCTCTACATCGGCGGCAAGCCGGTGCGCGTCGGCATTGCCGCCGCCGAGACCAGCGCCACGACCGCCACGAACGTGGCCGCCGCGATCAACGCGCTGCCGGACCTGGCCGTCTCCGCCACCGCCAACCTGGCCGTGGTGACGCTGACGGCCCGCCACAAGGGCGAGGAAGGCAACGGCATCGATGTGCGCCTCAACTACTACACCGGGGAGTTCACGCCGAAGGGCCTGACGGCCGCCATCGTGGCGATGAATGGCGGAACCGGCAACCCCGACGTGCTCGACGCCATCGCCGCCATGAGTACCGGGGCCTTCTACACCATCGTGATGCCCTGGACGGACGTGGCCAACGTCACCGCGATGGAGAGCGAGCTGCAAAGCCGCTGGGGCGGCCTGGACATGCGCACGGGGCATTCCTTCGGCTTCAAGGGCGGCACCTTCGCCGCGCTGTCGGCTTACGGCGCGGCGCGCAACAGCCCGCACACGACCTTCCCCGGCCTCAAGGGCTGCCCGACGCTGCCCTGGGTGGTGGCCGCGCAGTTCGCCGCCGCCGTGGAATTCTCCGGCGCCAACGACCCGGCCATTCCGTTCCGTGGCTTGAGCCTGCCGGACGTAATGGCGCCGGCCGAGGCCGACCGCTTCACCGACGCCGAGCGCAACCTGCTGCTGCACGACGGCATCAGCACCATCATCTTCGATCCGTCCGGCGCGGCGATGGTCGAGCAGGTCATCACGACCTACCAGACCAACACTTTCGGCATGGACGACCGCAGCCTGCTCAAGCTGAACACCAAGTGGACGGTCGACTACATGCGCTACGTCTTCCGCTTCGCGGTGGTGCGCGACTACCCGGCGCACAAACTCGCCGGCGACGACGTGCTGCAGTACATCAGTCCGGGCCAGAAGATCGCCACGCCGAAGCTGATCCGCAACACGCTGATCGCGGCGGCCGGCCAACTGGTTACGGTCGGCCTGCTCGAAGACCTGGCGCAGTTCAAGCGCGACCTGATCGTGCTGCGCTCCGATGCCGACGAGTGCCGCGTCAATGCCGTCATCCCGCCGAACGTGGTCAACCAGTTCGACGTGTTCGCTGCCGCCGTGCAGTACATCCTCTGAGGAGATAAGCGATGCCGCAAGTTACCGGCCGACTGGCCATCACCGTCAAGGGCTCGCGCCTGACCTCGAAGGAAGGCGCGACGCTGAAGTATTCCAGCTTCGAGCGGGAAGGCGTCGCCGGCGATGCCGGCCCGATCGGCTTTGCCGAAAAGACCGCCATCCCGGAGATCGAGTGCGTTGTCGCCCACACCGGCGCCACGCGCCTGTCCGATTTCGAGGCGATGACGGACGAGACCGTGTCCTTCGACACCGACACCGGCACCAGCTACGTGCTGCGCAACGCCTGGTGCGCCGGCGCGCTGGAGCTGTCGAAGGGCGAGGTCAAGCTCAAGTTCCAGGGCCTGAAGTGCGAAGAGGTCGGCGCATGAAGACCGTGAAGGGGATGATCCCCAACGGCCTGGTGATCGACGGCGTGACGCATCGCGACTTCGAGCTGCGCGAGGCGAGCGTCGGCGACATGTTCGACGCCGAGATCGATGCCGACGTTACACGCCCGCTGACTTTTAACGGCCAGATGCTCTTGCGGCAGCTTGTCTCGATCGGCACCTTCAAAGGGCCGTTCACGATGAACATGCTGCGCGGCCTCAAGCCGGCCGACTACCGCGCGCTGCGCGCCAAGCAGATGGAGCTGGACGCGATGGGGGAAGCCGAGGGGAGCGCAGGACAAGCCTCCTGAACAAGGTGCTGCTCCTGGCCCTGAAGACGGGCTGGAGCCGTGCCGAAATCCTGTCGCTCCCGCCGCACGAGTTCAACCACTACATGGAAGTGCTGACGAAGGCAGCGAACAATGAGTAAGCGTGATCTCTCCCTGGCGCTGCGTCTCTATGCGGACGCGGCGCGTTTCGTCTCCGGCCTGACTCAGGCCGAGGGCGGGGTGCGGCGCTTTTCCCAGGGGGCGAAACGGGAGTTCGACGCGCTGAAGGGCGCGCTCGGCTCGATCCAGGGGCAGCTTGCCACGCTTGGCCTGACCACCGGAGCCGTCGCCTCGATCATGCAGTCGGCGCGCATGGACAAGGGGCTCACCCAGATCGGCCAGACCGCCGGAATGACGAGTGCGGAGGTGGCCGCGTTGCGCGGCGAACTATTCAGCCTGGCCGGCGAGACCGGGCAACTTGTCGACGATCTCCAGCAGGGCTTCAACAACGCGGTGCAGTCCGGCCTGAATTTCCGTGAGGCGCTACCGGTGATCGCGGCCACCAACAAGGCGATGGCCGTCACCGGTGCCAATGCGGACCGCCTGACCGGCAGCCTGACCGTGGCCTCAACCGCCTACCAGTTCGACTTGTCCAGGCCGAACATGGCGCTCTCGCTGCTCGACAAGATGACGGTGGCCGGTCGGCTTGGCAACGCGGAGCTGGAGAATCTGTCCGCGATCTTCGGGCGCGTCGGCGTCAATGCCGCCAGCGCCGGCCTGAGCTTCGACAAGACGCTCGGCTTCATCGAGGCGCTGTCCCTTGTCGAACGCGCGCCCGAGCGCCTGGCCACGCTGGCCGACTCGACGCTGCGCCTGTTCACCAACCTCAATTACATGAAGGAGGCGGCGAAGGCGACCAACGTCCGCTTCTTCGAGGCCGACGGCGCGCGTCGCGATCCGGTCGCGGTGCTGCGCGACATCAAGAAGGAATACGACAAGCTCAAGACCGACAAGGATCGCGCGCTCTACATGCAGAAGGCGTTCGGCAAGGCAGACCTCGACACCATCAAGGGCATCAGGACGCTGCTCGGCGGCGACATGCTGGACAAGGTGGGCGAGTTTTCCAAGGCCATCGGCGGCGCCGGCGGCACCATCGAGAAGAACCTGCCGGAGGCGATCGCCAACGCCGTCGACCAGACGGGGCGCCTCAAGACGGAACTGCGCAAGGCGGCCGACGATTTCGCCAAACCGATCAACGAGGCCGTGTCGCAGTCCATCAAGTGGGGGCTGGACAAAAAAGAGAATG